CAAGAGGTTCGGGTTCACGAACGAGCAGATAGCGCAGGTTTTGACGCAGGTTTACACGACATCGATCGAAGCGACAAACGCCAATGCCAGCCAGTCCGCTCTACAGCTTCTGCGTATCGAAAACGAAAAGGATGTCAGCGACAAGCAGGCGGAGAGCATCGATGCGGATATCGCTCTCAAAGAGTGCCAGCTTATCGGGTGCCAGACGGACAACGAGATCAAGATTATCGAGAAGGATATTCTCGGTGAGGAATACAATCTCAAGCTCTGTCAGGTCAAAGTGTGCGAAAGCGACTACCAGATCAAGCTCGTCGATCTCCAGATTCGGAACCACGACGAGTACATTCGATCCGTACAGGAAGACATTACGGATCAGGAGCTTCTGCTCAAGACGTGCCAGGTCGAAGGCTGTGGAATAGACAACCAGATCAAGCGCAGACAGCTCACGATAGCCGACAAGCAGACAGCTCACGATAGCCGACAAGGATATCGCGCTGAAAGATGCGGAGCTGGAGCTGAATACACAGCAGAAGCTTCTCGTCGAAAGACAGCGCAGAGGATACGATGACAACATGCTGATCAAGGTCGCGGAATTCCAGGGGGGCCTCGCGTCGTTCGCAGTCAACGCCAACAGCGACAGCGCGCAGGATACGATCGATACGCTTCACGAAAAAATGAGAGCTGTCGAAGACAGAGTCTGCGGATTCGTTTGCGGTGGTTCCAGCTTTACGTACGAACTGGATACCGAGCAGAACGTGGCCGTGGATGTTACGCTCTTCGGTTATCCGAACACGAGCGGAGAGCTGGTCTATACGGTTGTGGAGAATCCTCTACAGGGTTCCGTTGTGATAGCGGCGGACGGTACGGCTACGTACACTCCGAATACGGACATTCTCGGACACGATACGTTCACCGCGAAGATAGAGGATACGGAAGGCGAAATCGCATACGCCTACGTCAGCGTGACGGTATCGGCTCCGCCGCCGCCAATAGGAGGATAAGAGATGGAATCATCAGAGTACAACGGGGCTGGCAAACAGTTCGAGGAGGCGGATACGCCGAATCCCACCGGTGAAGCCAGCGAAAGCACGGGCCCCGGAGGTGCGGATACCATGGCGAACGACGCCGTGGTTCCATCGAGAAAAGAGATTTTCGACAACCTCCGGTACGACTACAAGGTGGCCAGGAACGCGAAGGCGGAGATAGACGACCTGATAGCCAAATGGAACGATCTGTACGAAGGCAAACCGTTCGGCAACGAGATGAAGAACCGGTCGAAGATCGTCGTCAAGGATGTCGCGAAACAGATAGAGTGGCAGAAGCCGAATATCACGGAACCGTTCACCGGAGCCACGAACCCCGTCAAGTGTGCACCGGTCAACGCCGGTTCCGCACAGGCTTCGAAGATCGGGCAGAAGTGGCTCAACTATACGTTCACGACGGAGTTTCCGAGATACAAGTTCGTCAACGATGTCGCAGACGTGTTCAGCCGTGAAGGCACGGTATGGATTCGTACGGGCTGGGAGTTCGCCGAAGAGGTCGAAGAGCGCACCGTCGAAGGTCTGTCCATGGACGAGCTCGTGAACATGAACATAGAGCCGGACGATGTCGTCGACAATGGAGACGGAACGTACGATGCGGTATTCCGCAGGCGCACGCTGAAATACAACAGGCCGACTGCGGAGATATGCCGGAACGAGCATGTCTTCCCTGACCCTGCGGCCGATACGGAAGAGGAGATGAACTTCATCTGCTACCGCTTCGAAGATACGCTTTCGAGCATCAAAACCTCTCCGTTCTACGACGAGGCCGAGGTGGACAAACTGCGCGGAAAAGCCTATGCCAAATACAACGACACGGCGCTTGGTTCCCTCCGTGAGGCCGATCTCGAAGCGCACGGCAGGGACACGCATTACCAGTCCAAAGACCCGGCGATGCAGAGAATCACCCTGATCGAGTATTGGGGCTATTACGACATAGACGGAGACGGAATCGCCGAACCTGTCGTCGCCACATGGGCAGACGACTTCGATATCCTCCTGCGCCTCGAAGAGAATCCTCTTCCGACAAAACGCATTCCGTTCCACAATGCCGTGTACGCATCCAAGCCGTTCAGTCTCTGGGGCAACGCCCTGGCCTATTTCCTCGAGGACAACCAGAAAGTCAGGTCTTCGATCATGCGCGGAATCATCGACAATATGAGCGCCGCGAACAATGGACAGAAGTTCTTCCAGAAAGGCGCTCTCGACTATGTCAATTACAAGCGCATGCGAAACGGGGAGAGATATATCCAGACCAACATGAACCCGAAAGAGATGTTGCACGAAGGCGGATACAACCAGCTTCCGCCGAGCGTGTTCACCACGATGCAGATGGTCACGCAGGAGACGCAGGAGCTGTCCGGCATCCAGTCGAACGGTCCGGCTCTCGATCCGAACTCCATGAACAGGGCCGACACCGGAGCCACGGGCATGGTGATGACGATGGCACAGCAGAGAATGGCGGATGCCGTCAGAAACCTCGCGGCTCTCCTGACGAACATGTTCGAAGACTGGCTCGCGTATGCGAAAGAGTTCCTCGAGGAGGACCAGATACGCAGTCTGTTCGGAGAGATTCCGAAAGAGGCCATGAACGGTCAGTACCATGTAAGGCTTTCCGTATCCACGGAGCTGAACAAACAGGTGCAGATTCAGCAGTTGAACCTGCTTCTGCAACAGAGCCAGGCCATGGGTCAGTCCGCTCCCCCGGAAGTGATGAACGCGATCGTCGCGGAGATGTTCGACCTGTTCGACAAACCGGATTTGGCGGACGCTCTGCGAGGCTACAAACCACAGCCCGATCCGATGCAGGTGCAGATGTCACAGCTCGAAATGCAGAAGCTCCAGGCGGAGATCAACAAGCTCAACGCCGAGGCGCAGACCGACATTCTGTACAAGCAGGCTCAATCCAAAGAGAAGATCGCAAAAGCCACGATGCACGAGATGGAGACCGTACTGGCTCCGCAACAGCTCGTGACGGATGCGTATCTCAAAAACAAGGAGGCGAAGACAAAGCAATTCGACGCGATTCAGAAAGCGAAACAGGGCGAAAAACAGGAGTCGCGGCCTAACCAGAACAAGGCCGTATGATATACTTCCAAAAAGGAGAATGAATGGAAAGAGTTGAGCAAGCCGATTTTCAGGAGATCGAACGCGCAAGAGAAGACGTTCGGTATGCCGAGGCTGTAATGCGACTTGTAGAGAACGATGACTTCAAGCTGATCTTTGAAGACCTTTTTTACAGAGACTGGCTTTTGACGCAGGGGGCGAACTTCCACCTGTACGACATGGAAACGAGAAAGCGTTTTCTCGAACAGCTTTCGGCACGCAGTATCGTCAAGACACTGCTTCAGGACATCATCGAGGAGGGAAAGAATGCAAAAGACTTTCTCGCCAACATGAACACTCTGTCGAACAGCGGAGGTGAATGATGCCAAAAGAGCTGACGGACGAAGAACTGGAAGCCGAAGCGCTGAAGGAGCTCGAAACGCCTGAACCCGAAGAGGAGCCGGTGGTTCCCGAAGGGGATGAAAGCGAAGAGACGGAAGAGACAGAAGAGGAACCCGAAGGGGACGTCGAAACCAGTGAAGTGGACCTTCCCAAAGAGGAGGAGCCAACAGATACCGAGGACCATGTTGTTGAGGGGGAGGAAGGCGAAAAACCCACTGCTCCCGAAAATGACTACGGTATCGAACTGAAAAAGCCTGTAACGATCAAGGCTCGCGGAATGGAGATAGATATCACAGACCCGCAGGAACTGATCACGCTGGCACATAAAGGTTTCGATTATTTCAAGAAAACGCAGGAACTCGCACAATGGCGGAAAGATATTTCGGTCATCGAAAAGGGCGGAATCACTACGGAAGACCTACAAATCCTTGCCGAGCTGAAAAGCGGGAACAAGGATGCGGCAGGAGCTCTTCTGAAGATGACGGGCATAGACCCGTACGATTTGGCCTCCGATGAAACGAGTACATTCTCGCCGAGTGAAAAGTTCGCACCGGCAACGGAAGTCGAGATCGTAGCCCAGGAGATTCTCTCCCAGCCCGAACTCGCGGAGAAAGTGAAGCAGACGGTCTCCGTGGTTCCGCAGGACTTTACGCAGAAGGTGTCGTCCGACCCGAACCTGCTACGAGCGTTCGCGAACCATGTGCAGACAGGGCTTGCCGAGCAGATCGTGCCGGAGGCAATGAAACGCCAGATGATGTATGGCGGCAATTTCTTCGACCACTATACGGAAATAGGAGAGGCGCTTATCGCCGGTTCCCAGCAACAGCCGGAACCACGCGGTACGCAGAAACGAGAGCTGACCGAGAAGGAGCGAAGGCTCCGGGAAAAAGCGGCACCCCCGAAGGGCAAGGCGAAGAAGCAGAGCTTCATCGACGATGCCGAGCAGATTTGGGATATGTCGGACGAAGAGTTCGACGAAGCCGTGCGGTCAGGCAGAATCAAATAAAAGGAATAAAAAATGTCAGGACTTATAGACCGAACCCCGGTAATGGATACCGGAAGTTTCCTGTCCAGCAAGGTACAGGCGGTATACGACCGAAAACTGCTTCGACGGGCAGTTGACAACCAGGTCTTCGACCGATTCGGGCAGACACGCACGATTCCGGCGAACAGCAACGCGAAGAGCGCATTCGCCTACCGATACAAAAACATTCTTCCCGCGACTACTCCGATCGCTGAATACGATGGTTCCAACATCAAGCGACCGAACAAAATCGTCCGTGAAGAAGTCGAGTATGCGGTAGCGCATTACGGAGACTACATCGTCTATACCGACGAGCTCGATCTCTACGATTTCGACAACATCCAGGCATCTTTCCTGGACATCCTCGGAGACCAGGCTTCCATCACGATCGATACGATTCGACGCGATGCTCTGCGCGGCGGAACCAACGTCGTGTATGCGGACGGCGCTACGAGCCGCCAGGAAGTCGCGGCTGGCAAAAAGAAGTTCACGACCAACGATTTCAAGATCATGGCCGTCAAGCTGAAGAACCAGCGTGCGATGAAGTTCAAGAGCGTTATCACAGGCTCTACTTCTATCGGAACACAGCCTATCCGCTCTGCGTACATCGGTATTACGTCTCCGGAAGTCGTGGAAGACCTCCGTGATCTCGTGGGCTGGAAAAACGTAGAAACGTATTCCGACTACTCCAAGGCGATCGAGGACGAGGTTGGTTCCGTCGGTGACTTCCGTGTTATCGAATCTACGAACAACGCTCCGATCCCTACGGACGATGGCGGCGGAAACGATGTCAACGTATACATCAGCTACTTCATGGGCAAAGACGCATATGCGACTACGACTCTGCGTGGCAAGAAGGGTATCCAGACAATCGTTAAGCCTCTTGGTTCCGCAGGTGCGGAAGACCCGCTGAACCAGTATGGAACCATCGGCTGGAAAGCCATCGCCGGTTGTGCCATCCTCAACGAGGCATGGTTGATCCGAGGCGAGTGTACTGCCGGAATCGAAGACTCTACGCAGAAGCACTACTATGACTATACTCCGATTCCTTAATCGGAGCTGAAAGGACAGGCTATGGCAATTACCGGTGAAAAGCTCAATGAAATGAGCACCTGGGAAGAACTTCGGATGGTTCTCGCCGAAGCCCTGACCGTCAACGTCTATCAGGGAGATTGTGACGATCTCCTCGATGGCGGAGTGACGGTGTGGGTGGAAAGCGCTACCAGCACGAACCTTCCCTCCGGAGCCACGCAGGGGTTCATCACCACTCTCGTGACTACGGTAAACGGAAACAAAGTGCGGTGCCAGACGTTCAACGGAACGGACGGTTCGGCCACTGTGTTCGCTACGCGATACAAGCCGGGCTCTGCGGCAGACGGCGCTCCATGGGGCGCATGGGCGTAACCCTTACAGGAACCACCCCGGTGGTTCCGATAGGGGGTATCCCCAAAAAAACAAAAGGATAAGAAATGGGAACGGCAACGACTTCCACGAATATGAAGCGCAAACCGCTGAAGTTCTTCAACAAGGCTGAATTGCACGAGCTGTGTGATGCTCTCGGCATCGAGTACGACAAGAAGGATACGAACAAGACCCTGGTAGACAGGATCGAGGAGAGCGGACTCTACGACCCCAAGACCGAACGGCCTGGAGCCACGGTGCAGGTGGACAAAGAGACCGGCAAACGAATCCATCCGCAACTCGGTGAATACAAGACATGCATCGTCCACAGTCGTGACCCGAAAGAGGGTAGCATCTTCGCTTCCATCAATCTTTACACGGTTGAGTTTCAGCCCGGCGAGAAGATTTCACTCCCTGTAGGCATGATCGAACATCTTCGAAACGCTTCGAAGATCGAACACTATTATGATCCCCACGCCATCAGCGAGAACGGAAACGTCGGTGCTCACATGAGCAGAGAAGTTCGCCGTTACATCGTGGAGATAGTGGAGGACTGAAAGGATAAAGAATGAGTCTTTGGGACAGTTTCGTAGGCGGAGTCGGCGACTTCATTGGAGGGATGCCTTTTGGCGGAGGCGGAGGTTCCATGAACCCTATGAAGACGATGGAGTTGAATCCGTCGTTGAGCACGAATCTGATGAAGGACAATCTCACAGGAACGGAAGCGGTTCCCGGGGTGATGATGCCGAACTTTCAGAATACTGCAGATATCTCTACTTCCGCATATACAACGCCGTCAACCCCCTCCATTGGTTCCGTGTCAGGAGGAGGCTCTTTGTTCGGAGACACTTTCGACAATCTGTGGGGAGGCTTGACGAACGAACAGTTCACGAATCTTCTGAACACAGGCGGGAGACTGTGGAGCGTCAGCAACCAGAGCAAAGCTCTCGAGGGGATGAAGCAGGCTCTTGAACAGCAACAGCGGATGGCGGAAGACGCATACAACAGATATGTTGCTGAACAGGAAAAACGTCAGCAACTCAACTTCTAAAAGGAGCCGACATGGCACTCGATTTCAATCCACAAGAACGAGGGATGTTCACGGCTCCGAGAATGCCGAACGCTACATGGGGAGGACTCGTACAGGGCTACCGACAGATGGGAAGCCCTCTCGAGGCCATTGGCGCAGGGCTCGACCGGAGCGCACGAATCTCCAACCAGAACAAACTCATGGACCTGCTTGGTTCCGGAAAGCTCGACTTGAGCGATCCCGGGAAAGCCTATCAGCAGGCGGCTCCGCTTCTGAACAGAACCACGGAATCTGCCGTACAGAATTTCGGAGACCTTCTTACGCGATCATTGCAGAGCAGGCAGGAGAAGCGTGCGGATACCGCACAGGAGCTTGCAGAAAAACAGGCGCAATGGAACCGCGAGAGCCAGCTTGCGGACCTCGGCTTCAGGAACCTCGGGGCGGAGCTCGAACAGAAACGGTTCGACAGAGAGGGACTCCTTCTTCCACAGCAGAAGCAGGAAGCCAATCTTCGCAACAAACTTCTTCAGCTTCAGATCGAGGGACAGCAGAAAGCTCTCAAACAGGGAAAAACTCCAAAAACCTATATCAATCCGAAGACGGGTGATGTGCACTATATGACGCCGGATCAGGCCAAAGTCGCCATAGCGTCCGGAAAGGATGTTGTTCCTGCCGAGGATTATGTTACGGTAGAAGGCTTCAAGCGTGGAGCTCCTGCGACACAGGCACGGTCGAAGAAGATTCAGGAATGGGTCAGCCTTCCGGATTCTGCCAAGAAAAGACTCTTCGAAGAAGGGCTTGCCAAAGACAACTGGTTCGAGGATGTCGATCTTACCGAAGAGAACATGAAGGAATTGATGCAGGTTGAAAACACTCTCGAACCACCGGAGTGGCTCGAATATATCAACCTTCCGATCAGTGCGAGACCTGCATACCTGATGAGCAAGATCAGCGGAAAGGTCGAAGAGAAACCATTCTGGCAACGCTATGTCCCATGGGGATCAGATGTCAACCTGATCACGAACAAGAAAAAGTAAGGAGGCGATATGGCCTCTCTCGAAGAACTCGGCTTCAAGCCGATCGGAGGATTTTCCTCCACCAATGTGGCCACAGGGCCTGTCGGCTTTCAGGGCACTCCGGAGGAACAAAGGCTTGGAGCCAAGCTCGTCAGGGAAAGAACTCCCTGGGGCGATTTCCAGGCCGGAGCCGAAAATACTCTCGGAAACATAGCCCAGGCGTTTGGTTCCGGGCTCGACTATCTTCTCGAAGCTACCGGAGCCGCAGACGACTATACCTCCGCACCTATCAAAAAAGACATTCAGAGACTCAAAGACTGGGGCAGAAGAAAAAGCGAACTGGTCGAAGAAGAGAACCGCCTCATGCGTGCCGCCACGCTTGGTGATCCACAGCGCGGTTTGGCCTATATGGCTCCTGAACTGTTCGCCTATGTGGCTCCAACATGGCAACTTGGTGTAGTTGGAAAAGGCCTTGCGGCCATTCCGAAAACCATGGCTCATTGGGGTGCGGCAGACTATACGATTTCGCGTGCCCTGAACAAGAGCCACGAAGAAGCGCTCCAGGAGGGAGCCATTGCCGCCCTGTTCGGTCTTCCGTTCGGAGGGTATCGTGCATACAAAACCATTCAGCGTGGTTCCCTTGGAGGAGGCACCGGTGTTCCGCCGGAAGTCGAACTTGCC